GAAAAATCAGTTTGTGGGCAGCAAAGTTCATGTATTGCTATGAAAGAGGTCTTTCATTACCAAGAATCACTCTTGGAAATCTAAAAGCACGAAGAGATTGGGGTCATGCAGCTGATTATGTTAAGGCAATGAAACTAATTGTCGATCAAGAGAAGCCAGATGACTATGTTGTTGCTACAGGATCTACTCATTCAGTAGAAGAATTCCTTGAAGAAGCATGTATTGTTGCAGGAATTGATAATTATCAACAACATGTTGATATAGATCAGTCTTTGTTTAGACCTTCTGAAGTAAAACACCTTAGAGGAAATCCAACAAAGATTATGGAAGTTACTGGTTGGACTCCCACCGTCACTTTTAGTGAGTTAGTCAAAGACATGGTTCTTTCTGACTATAAACTTTATGAACAACAAAAAATATAAGGTAATAAAAGACACTAGAGAACAACTTGGGTGGGAATTCAATCCAAGTCCTTCATGTGAAGGAATGACTGTTGCCACATTAAAAACTGGCGATTACTCATTAGAAGGTTTTGAAGATAAATTTGTGATAGAGAGGAAGGGAGATCTTAGTGAATTCTCTATGAACATCACACAAAAAAGATTTCATAGCGAATTAGAAAGACTTGAGAGCTTTGAGCTTCCATTTGTTATTTTAGAATTTACGATGGAAGACATTTACAAGTTTCCTCAATCTACTCAAATCCCCCCAAGCAAATACAAATTTATAAAAATAACTCCACAGTTTATTGTAAAAGCACTTTTAGATATAGAAGTACAATTTAAGACAAAGATTATTCTTGCAGGAAAATTTGGGCGAGAAGTAGCTTCAAGTTTATTTAAGAGAGTATGTGAACATTATGGACAAACTTAAAAAAGTTTTAGATAAAGCTTGGATGCTCTCTGAAAAAGAAATAGTTGGCATCAGACCAGGTGCTGATATTTCTCAGATTGAATCTCTTTTAGACTTGCCTATAGATGCAATTCATCCATTTAAAGTAATGACTCATGCAGACAAAGAAAATCCGCATGTACATTTATTAAAAATAATGAGAAATCCAGATTACTTTCCATTTACATGCAAATTGTTATTCGACATAGAAATAATGCCTTTTCAGCATTTAATTTTAAAAGAACTTTGGAATCGCCCATTCCCCATGCTTATTGCTGGTCGTGGTAGCGGTAAATCTTTTATTCTTGGTTTATACGCTATGTTAAGACTTTTGTTTACACAGGGTTGTAAAATAGCAATAGTTGGTGCTGCATTTAGACAGGCAAAAGTTATTTTTGAATACATGGAAAATCTTTGGGTTAACGGTAATATTTATAGAGATTTGTGCGGATCTGGTCGTGGCAAAAATAATCGTGAACAAGGGCCAAGCAGATCTGTAGATAGATTTGACATGATTGTTGGCGATAGTGTTGGATTTGCACTCCCTCTCGGTAATGGCGACAAGATTCGTGGTCAAAGAGCAAACTATACAATTGCTGACGAATTTGCTTCTATCAAAGAAGAAATTTACCAAAATGTTGTGAGAGGCTTCTCTTCGGTGGCAGCTTCTCCTGCTCAATCAGTTAAAGATCAAGCAAGAATTAGGTTGATGAAACAATTAGGATTATGGTCAGAAGATAATGAAAAAGAAGAAAGTCGCACACTTAGAGCAAACCAAAACATAATCTCAGGAACAGCTTACTATTCCTTTAACCATTTCTATAAGAACTGGAATTCTTATCGAACTATCATCAATAGTCGTGGTGATACAAAAAAGCTCGAAGAGTTTTTCCAAGGACCAATACCAGCTGGCTTTAACTGGCGTGATTACTCAATAGTAAGAATACCAGTAGAGTTACTACCAATGGGATTCATGGATCAGAAGCAGATATCTTCAGCGAAGGCTACAAGTACCAAGGCAAATTATATGATTGAATATGGTGCAACATTTGCAACCGATTCCGAAGGATTTTTCAAGCGTAGCTTAATAGAGTCTTGCGTTGTTGGAAAAGCTGGAACTTCTTTAGCAGATATTAATTTTTCAGCCTCTTTAGTGGGCGAGATAGGCATTGAGCATGTGATGGCTGTTGATCCGGCATCTGAAAGAGATAACTTTTCTGTTATTATTTTGGCTTTACATCAAAATATGAGAAGGATTGTCTATTGCTGGACAACTAATAGGGCAGCGCATAGGGAAAGATTAAAGCGTGGAATCACAAAAGAACAGAACTTTTACTCTTATTGCGCCAGAAAAATAAGGGATTTAGCTAAGTTATTTCCATGTAGAGAGATTGCCATTGATAGTCAAGGTGGTGGCATTTCGGTAGAAGAAGCCCTACATGACGAGTCAAAGCTCTTGCCAAATGAGGTTCCGTTCTGGAGAACTATAGATCCAGATATCAAAAAAAGAAAAGATTCTGATGATAAAGCTGGCCAACATATATTAAATATGGTTAATTTTGCAGATGGAAAGTGGGTTGTAGAAGCCAATCACGGTCTTAGAAAAGATATGGAAGATAAAGTATTGCTATTCCCATTTTTTGATAGCGTATCTATAGGATTAGCTTTTGAAGATGATAGAGATAAAGGGCGTATTGTTTATGATACATCTAGTGGCAAAGATATACAGTTATATGACACTTTAGAAGATTGTGTTATGGAAATAGAAGAATTAAAAGATGAATTAGCCAGTATAGTTCACACATTAACATCTGGCGGTAGAGATAGATGGGATACCCCAGACTTTAAAGATCAGATAAGAGGAAGCAGAACAAGAAAAGATAGATATTCATCTTTGCTTATGGCTAATATGACAGCTAGACAAATACAAAGAACTATAGTCCAAGACAATTATGTTTCTGTTGGTGGATTTTCTAATTCTTTATCTGGCAAAAATACAGGCAAACCTTTATATATAGCCCCAGAATGGTTTAACCAAGGATTGAAAAAGAGCGGAAATTATGGCGAGGCTATAAGAAGAGATTCGGTGTAATTCAATTATGATCTAATTACAATTTAATAAGCAGGATAAACATGAGCGATAAAAAAGACTTATTCGTTACTTGGGAAGAAAATAACTTAGAATCTAAAGAAAAAGCTATTGCTAAGAGCAATAATAATGGCCAAGCAGTTAAGAAGACTGTTGGTACAAGTAGTTATAAAAACATTGAATCTCCAAACATTTCTGTTCGTGAAGGCTTTGATCGTAGGGATTACGACTTTTTTAGGCCAAATGAACAAATACCAGTCCGTGATAAAGAAATAATGACGGCCTGTATGCAAGCTTATGAAAGAATAGGCATTGTTCGCAATACTGTAGATATGATGAGCGAATTTGCTTGCCAAGGAATTGACTTAGTTCACCCAAACCAAAAAATAGAAAAGTTTTATAAAGAGTGGTTCAAGAAAATTAGAGGTAAAGAAAGAACTGAAAGAATACTAAATCTTTTATATCGTGCAGGAAATGTAATTATTAAAAGAGCAAACGCCATATTAAAACCAGAAGAAATAGACATTATCCAAAAGGGTATGGCAGCTGAAACAAAAAAGAATTTTATTAAAAAACCAAAACAGTCACAAGTTCCTTGGGAATATACTATATATAATCCAACAACAATAGAGGTTTATGGCGAAGAAGTAGCTCCATTTATTGGCCCAAAAGCTTTTAGATTTGGCGTTAGATTAACAGAAAGTTTTTCTAGAAAAATAAAAAATCCAAAATCCGATATAGAAAAAGAAATTGTAAAATCATTACCTAGCGAAATAGATGATTATGCAGTTCGTGGCGGATTTTTAATTCCGTTAGATGTAAATAAAACTGTAGCTTTATACTACAAGCGTGATGATTGGCAAGTATGGGCAAAGCCGATGTTATATGCTTTGCTAAAAGATTTGCAAATGTTGGAAAAAATGAAATTAGCTGATTTAGCAGCTTTAGATGGAGCTATTAGCCATATCAGACTTTGGAAGCTTGGATCGCTTGAACATCGTATTTTGCCAACCGAAGAAGCAATTAATCGTCTTGCTGACATGCTATTAAATAATGTCGGTGGCGGAAGCATGGATCTTATTTGGGGTCCAGAAATTGATGTTGTTGAAACTAAAACTGATTTAGTTAATTTTTTAGGCGAAGAAAAATATAAACCCATTTTAAATTCTATTTATGCTGGACTTGGTATTCCGCCATCACTTACTGGTTTGCCAGGAGGATCTGGCTTTTCAAATAATTATATAAGTTTGAGAACTCTTATAGAAAGACTTCAATATGGTCGTGATGTAGTTGCTGAATTTTGGGAAAAAGAAGTAAAGCTTGTTCAAATGGCTATGGGATTTAAAGCACCAGCCCAAATAGTATTTGACCATCAAACTTTATCAGATGAAGCAGCAGAAAAGAGATTATTGATTGAACTTGCTGATAGAGATCTTATTAGTGAAGAAGCAATTCAAGAAAGATTTAATCTTATACCAGAAATTGAAAGTGTTCGACTCAGAAGAGAAAGAGATTATAGAAAACAAGATATGCTACCTCCAAAGGCATCTCCTTTTCATAGTCCGCAGCATAAAGAAGCTGTTGAAAAAATATTTACACAACTTGGAATTTTGCCACCAGAATATTTTGGTATAAAAGCTCCGGCATCTTCTATAGCTCCGGCGCAAAATCCAATTAATCAAAATAATGAGCAACCAAAAGGTGAATCTGGACAGGGAAGACCCCCAGGAAAAACTGATAGTTTGCCAAGAAAAAGAAAAGTGATTAAGCCAGCTATGGCATCTGATTTTATAGATAGGCTTAATTGGGCAGAGCAAACACAAAAGACTATAGCAGAAATAGTCCAGCCAGCTTATTTAAAGAGTATAAACAAGAAAAC